CACTAAACTCGTTAATTCTGTCAATCCACTTCAACGATTCCTCATGCTCTAGTGCTTGCTCTTGGTAACCAAATATTTTTCCGTCAGTTGTTTTGTATGCTCTTACTTCTTCCATTTTTAGCTCCTGTTGTACTCACATGATTTCACTGCACAGAATTTGCACAGTGGGCCTTGTATGGGGTTCCACACCCCGTTGCTTAGTGCTGCCTCGATACGGGCAACATCTTGTGCTGGTTTCTCTATGTACTTCTGCGCCATCTCTCTGTGGTGCTCGGCACGAACGAACTCTTTAGATACGGTGAAGATCAATGCAGACTTCACCCGTTTTATCTCCGGAAACTTGGCGAAAAGCCCACAGGCCACCAAATCCAATTGCTTTACGTCCGCATATCTCGCACTCTTGCTTGTCTTGTAGTCCGCTGAGTGCGCTAGACCCTTCTTCCGATTGATAACTACCAAGTCGGCTATCCCATGCCACCAAACATTCGGTGCATTGAATTCGCAAGACTCCAAGTTCTTGGTCAGTCCCAGTTTCACTTCGCATAACTTATCTCCTTCGATTCTGTTGAGGGCATCCAGTGTGTCCTTCATGTATTCAAATGCGGGCGGTATAGGTTTGCCGTCCTTGATGTATTCCTCTGCCACAGTATGTGCAGTCTTGCCGTATAACGTAGCTGTTGTGTCAGGCTCAACAATGTCTTTAAGTATCTTGGTGTGGTGATACTTGCGTGGGCACTGCTGAAATGTCTTGAGGCTACTGAACGACCAAACGATGTTCATGGGTTTACTCTTCATAATGGCGTATCTGTCTCGGCTTGCGTTGACTCAGTCGTTCGCGTAAAGCCCCGCTTTGGTTTATTTCTGCGTTGTACATTTCTTCTAAGGCATTAATCCAATCATCCAGTAGGTTCAACTGAGTGTTGCTGTCCACAAGAAAAAACTCCGAGGCCATCTTTACGCTACCCGTGCCTTCGCGGATGTTGAGGATAAGCCCACCAATGTTCATTGAACGGCGGTTACCTAGAGGTCGTAACTTAGTCATCTTTTATCCTTGTATCTATCCCACAACTCCAACGCTAACTTGCGCCATAGGGTTCGGGCTTCTCTGTATTCGGAACATCTTGGGCAATCATGTGGCTCGTACATAGCACGCACCATCTCTTGCTTAACTTTGCTTCTACGCTCAATCTCGTTGAAGGCTTCGTCTTCTTCAGTCATGCTTTCTCCAATTCTTTAACTCTTTCTTCGAGGCGACGGATACGCTGTCGGTTGTAATCCACAACGCTCGTTGCATACTCAAGTGCCTTCTCAGCTTCCATCTTAGAGATGTAGGCTTCCCGCATCTCTTTGGCAATGAGTTCTTCTAGCGTGCGTGGGCGCATCATGTCTTTGAGAAAGGCAATAATTGTTTCTCGCTTAGTCATGTGTTCAACTCCTTTAATCTTTTTTCCGTTGCTCTGACTACGTCCACCCAGTAGTAGAGGTCGGGTAGGTTGAATTTAAGTTCGTTAATGTCTTGTTCAGACAAACCAACCCAAGGTCGCTTGTAGTCTTGGATGTCATCGTCTTCTTCAACAATCCCCATAACTTCTCCCGTATCCTGCTTCGCAGTTCAAAGGTAACTCAGGTGCCCACTTGGGGCGTAGCCGCATACACAACTCTACATATTCTTTAGCAGTCTCAACCTCATGCTCCGGGGCAATTAGAGCAATCGCATCATGCACTGTCATTACTACTTTATATTTCTTAGCCACCATGAGCATCTGCTCACCGATGATGATTCGCGCTAGTGCTTGGCAGACGTTCTCAATCAGCTTACCACCATAGATTCTGTTGGGTATGACTTGCTTGCCCTTCTTGGTGTCGTATACAAGTTCAGCCTTTTCGCTGTCCTCGCTCTGATACATACGCAAGTTCGGGTACCGAATATACAGTCCGTTCGGTAGGTATATGCCTTGCTTGCCGTGAATCTGCAAAACACCGCCTCGACCTAGCTGAGTCATTTGTCCTTGAAGTATGGCTTTGAGCGCATAGCCCGCATCTTTCCATAGTTGAGTAATTTTCGGATATGTATTTCGGTACGTATTGATAATTCGCTGTGCCTCTTCAGTCTCAACTTCAACACCAAAATTTTTAAGTTGCGCTTGAAACTTTGTCGCCCCCATGCCGTAGCCCGCTCCAAGAATCGTCGTTTTACCGACAAATCGCTCATCCTTCGTAATCTCTTCGATTCTCTTGCCGTAGATAGCCGTTGCCATGATTTTGTATACATCTTCACCCTCCTCAAATGCTTTTACTAAGTCGTCTTGCCCCGCTAACCATGCGAGTGTGCGGGCTTCAATCTGTGATGAGTCTGAGTCAATCATCATGTAGCCTTGTGGGGCTCTGATCGCCCTCTTGAGCATCGACCCCCTCGGTAGGTTTTGTAGGTTTAGTTTGTCGTCTCCACCCCATCGTCCAGTATGCGCCGCGTAATATCTAAGCGGGACGGGCATTGCGCCTCTGTTAGCAATACCAATGAATCGTTCTGTCCGTGTCTCTTCAATCGTAGACTTCGTGCCCAACCTTGCCGATACCATAGTTTGTACAACTGGGTTTGGGTGATCGAGTAGTGCTTTAAACGCCTCGTCTGTCTTAGCAAAAGCAAATGTTTCTTTGCCCGTAGCAAGGCTCTTCTTCATCGGAGGCTCGACGCCATGCACCTTGAGCAACTGTGCGAACTTTGGGTTGCTCATCAGGTCGTCTTTGTCGTAATGGGCAAGCAGTTTTATCTTCGTAGATTGAACTAGTTGTAGGTGTTCCTCAAGCAAGTTGGCATCCAACTCGAGCGTAGGTTCGGTGAACATGCGTATGGTCAGGTCAATCAAACGAAGCTCGGCTGCGGGGAAGTTGTTACTCATAAGCAAGAATATGGAGTAGGTAAGCCTAACGTCGTTCTTGCAGTACTCCCCATAAGTGGCTAGGTGCGTATCAGTAAAGTCCTCACGGCGCAGGCCCTTAGCATCCTCTACCTCTGTACCCTTGACCCCGACGTCATAGTGCGAAGCTAATACTTTAAGACTACCGCCAACTTCCGTTCCATGTAACGCTCTACCCATTGAGAGCGTATCTAACCAACCCTTAGGGCTGACACCGAATACCCATTTCAAAATAGCCCCGTCAAACATAGCGTTGTGCGCTAACGCCAAACTGTTAGCCCAATCGAACGAGGTCAGGAACTGGCATAGGGTCTCATGGTCGCCACTACACCATGCCGGTTCGCCATCGTTTACCTGTACTGAAACACCGATAACTTCAAAACGCTGATCCCTCACGTATTCCTCAGTGGTCTGCTTGGCAAAACCCAACTCGCTAGAGTAGTAGGTTTCAAAGTCAATTGTGAGGATGTTCATTCTGCCCTTTCTTTGCACTCAGCTATTACCTGCTCAAGAAAGTGAAGATTGTTTTCTTTGATGATGCAAGAGTAGCCCCCCGCTTTGATTACGCCACCGAGATTTTTATATTGCAGTGCGGTAGGTTCGCCCTTACCCGCCTTGGCTTCGATAGCCACAAAAAATCCATGCACGCAACATAGAAAGTCGGGCACACCGCTATTGCCTAACCCTGTGCCTATCGGCATAGCGTAGTAGACACCATGTGTTTTAAGAATTGCTTTGATTTTGGCCTTGACCTTGGCCTCAGGAGTTTGTGCCATCTAACCCTCCAATTTATTTTCAGAAGGTCAGTGTAGCACAGTGATTTGACTTTGTCAACTACAGGCGAAAAAAATCCCGCATATGCGGGTATGTCCTAAGAAAAGTTAGATGTGGGGGGATGATAGATTACGTGCCCCCCGTCACGCTATAGGTTCAAGCAGAGCAAATCAATTAGGGGGACTCTGCTTGAGAGAGACACCGTCACATCTATCGGCTAGGTCGTCCCTCAATTATGATGCCCCCTAGATTTAGTTTAACTTCTCTATGGCTCGGCTGAGATACCACTGTGCCTTCTTTAAGTCTTCCAACTTGTTGCCCTTGTGGTCGGCTCGTGATACGTATTTCACAACATTACCAAGGTGATAGCCTAAACCTTTCGCTTCAATGAAGTCGATAGTCTCTATTCCCCCTGCTTTGTAATGCGGAGGGTGATTGACCATGTCGGTGTGATGCGTAGTGACAATGTCTGCGCCTTGCATGAGTCGCTTGCCTGTAATCGGGTGACGTCGGTCACGCCCATTCGTAATTTTATAAGCCAACTCCACTATCTCCTTAGGTGTTATCTGTGTGGTTGTATCTACTGCCGTAGGTATTTTGGCATCACTCTTCATCTTGTGGACTACCTGATGCACATACTGCGGTATCAGTTTCAATGCGTCTGCTACCTCTCGTGCTTTCGCAGTCGGGTGCTTAGCAATGTAGGCACGGATTTGTTGTGACTTGTTTGGTTTTTTGGCTGTTGCCATGTGTTAACTCCTGTTTGTTTGTTGATTGACATACTCGGTAAGAACTTCTCTCATCTTGGCTTGCTTTGTATACGCATAGTTTGTGTTGAAGTAATCCATCACATCCTTTGGTAGACGCAGGCTCGTGCAAAAGAGCGGGGGCTTCTTACCAACACCCCTACCCTTGCGTTTTGTTATCGGTTTTAACTCTTCAATTCCTGTTGTCATAGCAGTGCATCCTTGAAATCGTTCTTAATAAATCTTCGCTTTACTTTTTCTAATAGCTTTGGGTCTACCCGCTCGAACGGATTCCAATTGTTTCTGCATACGTTCGTAATGATTTCTTCGTTCTGCATCAATTGCCTCTTGCGGGACAATGACTTCTTGGGTTGTAAATCTATGTTCATTAGCACATTCTCTCCTTCGTGTATGCCCAAATGTGGGCGAATTTTTTGTTTGTTTAACTAGCGTCCATGCACCGCATGTCGGGCATTTCATTCCAACTCCTGTAGTTTCTTCATCGCCTTCCAAAAGTCTCCTGTGAATGGGTCGTCTCCCTCTGAGGTTTCTCGGTCAACTCGTTCGCACAAATCCTTTGCGTGTTCCAGTGCTTCGGTTAAGTGCACATACGCCTTAGACCCATAGTCAAACCCCATCTCATATGCTTGCGTCATTGCAGTCACAGTATTCTCATCACAACTAACGCTACGCAGTAGCGTAACCATCTCATCTTTTTTCATCGTCAACGCTCCCCAACATAAATATTGATACCGCAACTACCACTACTACCACCCCACCAAGGCACATCAATAAGACTGCCCATGCGATTGTTTCTAGCATTTTTGTTCTCCTTTATTTCAACGCATTGGTAATCTTGTTGAGCTTGCCCTCTTTTTCTAACTCGGCTAGAGTAGTCATAGCAGTTGCGGCTCTCTCAAGTAGTAATACATAACGCTCTAGGTTTGGAAAATTAGCGGTCTTTTCTACCTTCACTAGCCCTGATGCCAAATCGTCTATGGCTTTGCGCACATTGCCTGAGACTTTCTTTACATTGTTTTGTAGTTCGTCAGTTGTTTGCATCAAGTTACTAGCGTTGCGCTTGAATACTTTGTCTGCTTCTTCCATGACCTCTGATGCTTTTTCGTAGTCTGTTGATATCATTTTTGCTCTCCTTGTTAAGTAAGTTCCGTTTTCAGATGCCACCTCTTCTGCTATGGCTTTGTTAATTCTTGAGACACTCCAACCAAATCCATATCTGTCGATTACGTCTGGTTTACCCCCAAGAAAGTTTTGGCTAACACCTATGTGCGGTGTAAATGGTTTCACATCCACCCCCATACAATTACTGCCACCATACCGATTACGGCTATCAACGCAAGTAGAACTGAGAAGTCGCTGTGTCCTTTGTAGGGGCCCTCTACTGTTAGGTATGGCTCAGTAGTTCTAAGCGTTCGTGAATAGATTTCTGTCGTGTGGTTGTTATCTAACATTTCTTAGGTCTCCTCTGTTAAGACTACAAAGATTTCATCATTGATACGACACCCTACGCTCGAGACAAAGTGCTCGGCTTCAACTAGTTTCAACATACCTAGCTTCCCTCGCATCTCTACGGGGAGCGTATTATCATCGTAAAGTTGCACATCTTGTCC